AATAGAAATAACAATCATACTTATTTAGAGTGGCAGAGACAACAATAAAACCATATAACCTTTCGGTTGCAAAGAATATCATAGGTCCGTTAGCTCAGACCAATCACTTTTTGGTGACTTTTTCTGCTTTGACACCATCAGTCGAGTCTTATCTTGCTGATTATACTCGTATTCCTAATATCAAATCTTTTTTATCAAGACAATTAGGTATTCTATGTAGTGATGCGGTATTGCCCACATCAACATTAGCAACAGCAGAGGTAAAAGATAATTTCATGGGTGTTCCTCAACAGTTTGCACACACAAGATTTTATACTGACATTAGTTATTCTTTTTATGTTGACGAAGATTATACATTACTTAAAATTTTTGAGGGTTGGATGGAATATATTTCCAGTGGAGCAAATCCATCAGTTGAACAGGATCATAAAGCATATTACAGAAGAATGAGATATCCTGACTCATATAAATGCAATACAATGTATATCAATAAATTTGAGAAAAACTATAAAAAAACTCTTAGATATAGATTTGTAAATGCTTTTCCTAAAAGTATAGATACTGTTCCAGTTGCTTATGGATCAGCTGATATACTTAAAGTTACTGTAAACTTCAATTATGACCGCTATATAGTAAACGGTTAGAAAACCCATATAAATAATTTTACTGAGTTGATAATTTATCATGCCTTTACCAAAAGTAAATACACCAACATATGAGTTGGTATTACCTTCATCAGGGAAGAAAATAAAATACAGACCTTTCCTTGTTAGAGAAGAGAAAATTCTTATAATGGCTCTGGAAACAGAGGATACAAAACAAATAACTCAGTCTGTGATTGACATATTGAGTTCATGTATCATAACAAAGGGTGTTGCCCTTGAAAAACTAGCAACATTTGATATTGAATATCTGTTTTTAAATGTTCGTTCTAAATCAGTTGGTGAGCAAGTTGAATTAAATGTAACATGTCCTGATGATGGAAAAACATCTGTTCCTGTTACTATTGATATTGATTCAATTAAAATTAAAAAAGATAAAAATCATAAAAATACTATTAAATTAGATGATTCTTTATCATTGAAATTAAAATATCCTTCAATGGAACAATTCATAAGTAGTAATTTTGAAACTGCTGAAGAAACTGGAAGTGAGATTAAAACCACTCTTGATATGATTACATCTTGTATTGATATTATTTTTAATGAGGAAGAGAGTTGGTCAGCATCTGAATCAACTAAAAAAGAACTTGAAGAGTTTTTAGATCAATTAAATACAAAACAATTTAAGATGATTGAAGATTTTTTTGCAACCATGCCTAAGTTAACACATACTATAAAGGTAAAAAATCCACAAACTAATGTTGAATCTACTGTGAGGTTAGAAGGGTTAGCATCTTTTTTCAACTAGGTATGGCTCATACGAATCTAGAGTCATACTATAAAATAAATTTTGCTTTGATTCAGCATCATAAATACTCTTTAACAGAGATTGAAAATATGATTCCTTGGGAAAAAGATATTTACGTATCTTTGCTTCAACAACATATTGAAGAAGAAAACTTAAAGGCGCAACAAAGACAAAATGGATAAATCCCCTGCCTATGAAAATTTTATGAATAAGATGGCTGCCATGCAAGGTCAAGGTAAGCCAAAGATGAGTGCGACCACCATGAAAATTGGTTCTGGAATGGGTTTGGAAAAAAGAGTTGATAATAACGAGAAAAAAATAACATTACTTAAAAATATATTCAAAGCACAAAAACAAGAGATAGGTGAAAAGATAACTCCAAAGGTTAATACATTAGAGGAGTCTTTAATTAGCACGACTCAAATATTAGGTGTAATTTCTCAAAAATTACAACTTGATATGGATCAAAGAATTAAAGATCAGAAAGCAGCATTTGAAAACCAAAGAAAATTAAATTTAATTGATAAGAGAGATAAAAAAGAAGAAGAGGTAGAGGCAAAGAGAAAATCAAAAGTTGCGTCAAAACTAGGAAAAGCAGCTATTAAACCATTTGTTGGTATTTTTGATCAATTAAAACAACTTGCATTAATTTTAGGAACTGGAATAATTGGATCAAATTTAATAAGACTTTTGAAAGATGAAGATTTCAAGGCAAAATTGGAGGCGATATACAACTGGACTACAAAAAATTGGAAAGCATTAGCAATAGCGGGTGGAGTTATAGTTGGACTAGATTTAGGATTGAAACTATTTGGTGCCTTTAAAGTATTAAAATTTGCACTTGGTATATTGACAGCTCCAGTTTTGTTAAAAGTACTGGGAATTGCAGCTGTTACATATGGTGTATTTTATTTGTTGAAAAACAAAGGTAAATTTATTGATAATTATATTGAAAAAGAAAAAGCAAAAGGTGAAAAAATATTAGGAGGAGTGGATCCAACTCTTAATAGAAATTTAGATGTAACGCGTGTTGCGCTAGATCCAGGTGGTTCATTTGTAAAACCAGTTGAAGGTGATAATGCTTTCCAGAGGTTTATGAATAGTATAGGTCCCAGAGAAACTGATTTTGAAGCTATCGAAGAAGCAAGAAAGTATTTCAGAACTCCTATGTTGGAATTGTATAAACAATTTCAAAAAGAAAATCCGACTGAAGGATTAAGATTCTTTATTCCAAATTTAACTAGTTTTTTGAATGATAAAGCCTTAATAGAGAAAGAGTATAAAAAGTTAGTTAAAGATAAGAAAATATCAAGGGTAAATAATATTGATGCAGGGACACTCGATTTAACTCAAAATAATAAAATAAAAGAATTTAAACAGAATAATTTGCCAGCAACAGAAATTAATACTATTGCCTCTATGAATGTCATTAATCCATATATGGAACAAGTTCCAGAACTATTTGGATTTGCTGATTTAGTGTATTCATAATATGGAAGCAGCAGAGAATTTAAAAATAACAGCAGAAAATCTTAATAGTATGTTAACAACATCTTTTAGGAAAATTTCTGATACAAGAAAACGCACAAAAAAATTAAAAGCAGTATCTATTTTGCGAAGAAGAAGAAAGAAAAAAGAGAGTAAATTAGAAATTCCATCAGAATTTAAAAAGTCTACAAAACGTATAAACAATATACTACCTAGAGGTTTAGGTCAGAATATGATGACGAGTATCGTTGAATTAATCTCTTTGCTTTTAGTGGGTGTTGCTGTTAATAATATAGAAGAATTAAAAGAAAAAATTGATAAACTAAAAGGTGGATTTGATAAAAATATGAAATTTTTAAAAGGTATAGTAGATTCTGTTTATCAAGGGACTAGAGGATTTATATCTTTGTTTGAATCAGAGGATAGAGAAAAACAATTGAAAGACGCTGAGGAACAAGCAGAAAAACTAAAAAATACAGAAAAAGATCAACTTGAAGTTCAAGAATTACTTGAAAAATTAAGAAAAGAATACGAACTTGTTGAAAAAAGATTTAAAAACGCAGAATCAGGTGCTGGCATCAATCTTGATGATTTTGAATTAAATCAAACTGGTGTATTGTCTACTGGTGAAGTGTTTGAGGTTGATGAAAAAATAATAAAATAACATTAATTTCACCAGAAGGAGAGGAAAAAACAGTTAATCTCCAAGAGTTTCTTAAAAAAAATCCAACTGAAATACCAAATATAGCTAAATTTGATAATCAATTAATTAGTGACGCTGCAGGAGATTTTAAGATTGATTCAAAAAAATTAATAGCAAATCTAGATCTCTCAGCAACTTTTGATGATGAAGAAATAGAGGTGATCAATAATATATACTATGAGGTAAGAACATAATGTCATACGCAGGACCATCTAATTTTGCTTTTTTTAAAGTTATAAAGAAATCAAAAACTGCCGCCGAACGTCTTTTGCTTGGAATGGAGCAAGAAATTGGTATAGAAGGAAAAGTTCTTGGAGTTAATTATTATGAGAGTGTATATTCACCGATGCTGACCGCAAGTTTTTTGCAATTAGATACAGGTGGAACAGTCGCTAATGAGAAAGGTCAAGCTGGAACTCTCAAAGATAAATTACCAATTGAAGGTTTTGAGGAAGTATTATTCTCTATTCACACAGGTTCAGGTAGATTAGTTTTTAACGATAAAGATTCTACCAGTAATTTGCGAAGTTCCTTTATTATTACAGGAAGTCCTAATAATATTGATTCTGGAAATAAACAAAGTGCATTTTTTCCAATGATATCATCAAATGCATTTAAGAGTTCAAATAATCCAGTCAAGAATACATACCCAGAGGCACCAATAAGTGAAATTGTTAAAAAAATACTAAAAGATAAGAATGGTTTAAAATTACCGAATAATAGATTATTCGTTGAAAAAACAAAAAACAAAATAAAACTAGTAGGTGACAATCAACCACCATTAGATACTATTCTTAAATTATGTAAAAAATCACAACCCTTAAAAGGTGATCCTGGATATTTCTTCTTTGAAACTCAAAGTGGATTTCACTTTAAATCAATACATGGAATGATTGAAAAAGGTATTGAAAAGTATGGTAAAGGTGATGTAAATTACAAATCATCCAGAACTTATAGATACGGTAGTTTGTTAGAAGCTAATTTAGATAACGATGAAAATAACTACAAAATTCTTAAACCACCAGTTGTAAGAAGAGATCAAGATCAAATTAATGCCATAAGAAATGGACAATATAGTGTTCGTGTTTGTACAATAGATCCAACATCAGGTGATTATAAAGAGAAAATAATTAAGGTTGATAATAATCCAAGTGGAACTTTAGGTAAAGTTAATAATGAAAATCCTCAAAATGAACAAAATAATTCAAGTGGTGATAGCAAAAATAAGTTTTGTAAAACATTTTCATATGTTTTAAATTATGATCAACAAAAAGAATCTGTTGTTGATAATCCATCAGAGTATGAACCAAGAGCGATGATGAAGTATGGTATGCTTCACTCACGACTTGTTGATATTCAAATACCCTGCAATGTTAATTTAGAAGCAGGAGAAGTGATAAGATTGCTTTTTGAGGATATTACCCAAGATAATAAGGTCGAACACGCTTACAATGATCATAATAGTGGATTTTATTTAATTCTACATTTATGTCATCATTTTGATTCTAGTAATTCATTTACATCACTTACTCTTGCTCGTGATGGATACGGGTTGTACAATAGCACAAAATGACAAAAGATAATACAAATTTTATTGATCCAAGTAAAAAAACACTATATGGTAAACATGGTGTAGAATTTTGGGTTGGAAAAATAGTTGGATATGCTGATCAGAAAGAGCAGATAGAAGAGGGTTTTGGTTGGAGATATAAAGTTCGTATTCTTGGGGATAACTCAGATACTGATCAAGTTGAAGATCAATATTTATCCTATGCGACTGTTCTTTTACCGACCACTGCTGGTACTGGTGCTGCTTATAAACTAAGATCTGTTAGATTAAGTCAAGGAGATATGGTATTTGGTGTTCGAGGTGGAGGAACAGCAGCACCAAAGTTTATTATTGGTGCTTTTCCGAGAACAAGAAAAACTGCTGTATCATCAGGAAAGTTTGGGACTCTATCAGGTTTTTTTGGATCACTTAAAAAGAATAAAACATTAGATGGTGAATATAATGAACAAATAGGACCTGCAACACCAGGTGTTACCGCTGTTGGTCCTGATAAATGGAATAAAGCAATCGCCAAAGAACCATCAAAGCAGATTAAACAATTGGGTTATGATCCAAACCAATCAGGTGAGATTGTTAATGTAGTAGAAAAAATAAAACCACCAGTCACAGATCCTAATAAAGTATATACGGGAGGGAAGAAAGAACCTATTACAAAAGGACAATTAGAACAAATATTATCTACGGAATCGGATGAAGAAAAAAATCAAATATTATCAAAAACAATACCAGAAGTTGGTGAAACAATTTTATTAGAAGATGGGACAGAAGGAGTAGTTAAAGATGTTAGATTTGTAGGAGATTCCCGTGATGAAGTATTCGTTCAGTCAGCTAATACTGAAAGAACAACAGTTGTGAATGGGGTGGAGGTAACTACAATGGAATATACTTCAGACCCAAATGGAGAAAAGTTTGGTGGAGAATTTTCATCTAGGGCAGATACGTACACAAACACCGCACATAAACAACCAGGTGGTGTAGAGGCATACTGGGCAAACATTGAGAAAGAGAGAGAATTGACTGAAAAAGAGTTGAGATGGAAGAGAAAGGGTTGGGATCAATTTGGAGCTCCAAAAAAAGTTTACACTAAAACATTTGGTCTTGTTGGTGGAGGTCCGATTCTCCAAATAGGTGGAGTCGCCAGTTTTGAGGACAATGCACAAGATAAATGGAAAAGCTACACTGTAAAATCAATTCTCAAAGCACAAACACAAGGTTTAATAGAGGATAATGTCGCTGTGGAAGCGACTTCCTTAGTTGAGCAGGGCAGATATGTTGATGCACTTGATCTTGTTTTTCCATCTGGATATAACCCTACACTTGAAATATAAATAGCATCATGACAAATACAGTTCTTGCAGTTTCACTTAAATGTGACGAAAACACTGGTAGCAAAATAACCAACTCTCTCACTAAATTTTTGAATAAAGCATCAGAGGGATTAGGTGATGCTTTTGATATGATTGATGATCTTGATTCAGCTGTTAGTGAAATTTCTGATGCAATGGAGGGTTTAACCACCAAAATAAGTGATTTATTACAAACTAAATTGACCGACTTTATCAGCAGTGGTCTATCAGCAGCTAAGGATCATATTTTTAATACAATCAGTAATCCATTAGCTGCGATTGCTCAGAATAATGCATTTGCAAATGCAGCACTGAAACCTGTAAGTGGATTGATGAAAGCTTTTGGATGTCTCGGCTCTACAATTAAGAAGGCATTAAAAGGTACAATCACAAATCTACTTACAAATATGCTTAAAAAGGGTTTCATAAACCCTTTGGAGTGTGCTGTTGAAGACTTCATTGGATCTATGACTGGCAAACTTGCAAGTGTAATGGATTCTATCGTAGGTCCCCTTGTTGGTCCAATCAATAGTTTATTCAGTATAGTGGGTAAGGGATTTGGTTCTATTAAGGGATTCATTGCAGGTGGACTAAACATTTTAAATAAAGTTAATGGTCTACTTAGTTGTAAAGATGACACTGGTAAATCTAATTGCCATGTTCAAACCGAATATAAATTGAACGGTGGATCTAAAAAAAATGACTCTGATGCTAAGAAACAAAATAGAATAGCAAAGTCAATTAATAAATTTTCAGATAAATTATCAAATGACGATGGCACTGGACTCATTGATAAAATGGATGATAAAATCCAAAACTGGGATAATGTAAAACGTGTTGATCAGTTTGAAGTACAAAGACTCCTGAATGAGTTTAAGGAAAATAATCCAAATGCAACTGAGAAAGAAATAGAAGCAGAAAGAAAAAGAATTGAGGACAACCTACCAGAATTTACACCAGATTGTAATACAGGAAATATTTTTGATTGTGGATTACCAAGAATTGAATTCTTTGGTGGTGGAGGAGAAGGAGCAGCTGGTGATGTAATACTTGGAAACTTTGTTAATCAACTTGATACTGATCTTTCTACTACTACATTTACAAATCTAGCAGGAGAACAGGAACAATTTGGTAGTTTGAAAGAAGAATTACAAACAACTGGTAGTATTATTGGTGTTGATATGACATTTCCTGGTGAAGGATATACAAGTGAACCAATTGTCTCATTTGTAGACAACTGCGACAAGGGATATGGTGCTTATGGTCGTGCTACAATAGATAAAGATCCAAATTCACCTACATTTGGGCAGATTACTGGCATTCTTATGATATCAGAAGGAGAAAACTACCCAACTGGGGAGATTAGTGATGCGTTTGTTGACAGAATCGTTGTTGAGAATGGTGGATCAGGGTACACATTAGAAGATGAAATTGAAGATTTTGAGGTTTGTGGTATAGATGAAAATGGAGCGATCACAAAAGTTTGTACGAATGATAAACCATATCAGAGTTTACCATCATTAAATGTTAATAGTTTGACTGGTAGTGGTGCAATTTTGACACCTGTTATGACACGTAAACCTAGAAAGACAGGGGTTATCAATGTCATAGATTGTATTACCCCAAGAGGTAATATTGTTGGATATGTAAATGGGAAAGAATATAATGGACCTTTCCATGTGATGCCTAATGGATTAAAGATGACAGGATTAGAACATTCTGATAGAGATACAATAATATATGGAACACCACAAGAAAGTTTAAGATCAGGTGGATCACCAGCATCTAACGTTGGTTCTACAAGAATTGGATTAAGATCAATACAAGCATTAGTTCAAGAAAGTGAATCTACACAATCAGAAACACCACAAACTACTGAAAATACTGATCTTTACAGTGATCCAGTAGATGAGGCAGGTGATACACCACCAAGTTCACCACCACCAAGTTCACCACCACCAAGTTCACCACCAAGTAGTGGTGGAGGTGGATATGGAGGAGGATATTAATGTCTAAAAGTAAAAGTGAAGCCAGAGTATTAGATGTCTTTGGTCCAAATCTTGTAATAGAAACTAACGGACCTGTTGGTTTGGGAGGACCAATTGCGTACCAACTTTACGCAGTAAATGACAAGGGTGCAAAGTGGCAACAAGCCTTACATGGCAGTGGTTTAGCAAGTATGGAAGCAGATCATACTCTTGAAATACAAACTGGTAAAAAGAATAAAAAACAAAGTATAAGTTACATGGCAATGGCACATAATGGAGATATGTGCATGACTGCTGAGAATGGATGGGTAAGAATACAAGCGTCAAATATAGTATTAAATGCAGACAATGAAATTCTTTTACAAGGAAAAAGAGTCACACTTGGCAATGCAGATGGATCAACATCACAGACAGAAATTTTAGGAAGTAAAATTGTGATCAATGGATCACAGGAAGTTTTTATTGTTGGGTCACAAAAAATATCCAAAAGTGGTAAAGGTCTTTACTTAAAAAGTTCTATAATCAATGCGATGGCAGGTAATCCTGCAAGTGCATCGTTGATAGCAGCTTTTATTCCCAGTAGTTTTGGTGCAAGAATTAGACCAGGAGAAAGATAGTGGCAATTCCTGATCCGTCGATTAATACTCAAACACAAGGTGGTGATTCCGCCTTTGAGAATGTTTTTGTTTTTGGTCAACTTAATTATGATTTTGATAGAGATGATTTAAAAATAAGATCCATAGATGTTACTAGTGAATCAGCATTTGCAAAAGATGTAACCTTTTCAGGCAGTATCAATGTTTCAGGAAGTGGTACTTTCATAGGAGACCTTGGTGTTGATGAATTGACTGCTCGTAATGCAAACATCACTGGTATCGTCACGACCAGTGGAGATTTTTATGCACTTGGTAGATTCAGGGATGTTAATTCAAATCCTGGAACAGCAGGTCAAATACTTGCGTCTACTGGTAATGGTGTTGATTGGATTGATGCAAACACAACGAGTGTTGCAAACTCAGTTAATGTAGGAGTTAATCTAGATAGCACAAATGCAGATCAGTTTATATCATTTTTCGGTGCAAGTAGTGGTAATCAACCAAATCGTGTAGACGCTGATTTTACATACAATCCAAGCACCAACACTTTAAAAGTTGGTAATATAATTGATAGTAGTGGTAACGCTAGTGCTTTTGTGACAGGTATGATAATATTATGGTATGGTGATACTACTAATATTCCTGGTGGTTTTGTATTGTGTGATGGTCAAAATAGCACACCTGATCTAAGAGATAGATTTATTATTGGTGCAGGTAATAATTTTAGTGCTGGTGGCACTGGTGGAAGTAATAGTGTAACACTATCAGAAGCAAATCTTCCTTCACATCGACATTTCGTTGTAAGTAATAGTCTTGGAGGACAAAATAGAACTGGATCAAATGTTAGTGCAAATAATCAGGTTGCCAAGGGAACTGGTGCAGGTAATCTTTATGAGTCATATAACTTAGCAAGCACAGGAAGTGGTGCATCAGCAGGTCGTAGTTCATCAGTTGGAAGTGGATCTGCGTTTGATAATAAACCTTTATATCATGCTCTTTGTTATATAATGAAAACTTAATTATGTATGATGAAAATTTGAATATGCCAGAAGTCTTTTTAAATAAAGACTTTATAGGTGTGTGGGATAATGTAATTCAAAAAGATTTTTGTAATTTTATTATTGATACGATAGATACGTCAACACAAATAGTTAATCGAGATAATAATTACGTTCAGGATCAACAATTAAATCTAGAAGCATTTAATCCAAAAGCAGCAAAACATATATTAGATGCTGTGAGATTGTGTTTGGAAGAATATGTTTCTTGGTTTCCATTTTTAAAAGAATGGAATTTTCATAGTAGTGGATGTTTACTACAAAAAACTATCCCGACTCATGGTTATCATAACTTTCATTCAGAGAGTGGTGAACTTACAAATGCATCTAGAACTTTGGTCTGGTCTGTATATTTTAATGATGTGGAACAAGGTGAAACAGAGTTTTTGTATCAAAAACAAAGAATTAAACCAGTAGAAGGAAGAGTTGTTATTTTTCCTGGTTCATTTACTCATCTGCACAGAGGTAATCCACCATTAAATACAAAATATATTGCAACTGGTTGGTTAGCGACAAATACCATTGGTGCGATGAACTGTATCATGTAGTTGACACGACTGGATATATACCCTATAATGAGTTTTGATGGGAAATTATTATGTTAGATGAGTCAGTCGTGGGTGTCATTGTAGACATCTGTGCTAGATCTTTTCTTGTACTAAGCAATGAGGGAAGAGAGAGAAAGGTGACTTGTGATAATTCTGATCAATTTATGAGAATCCTTAAAGTTTGTAATGATCAACTTCCAGTTGAATTAATAAAATACGATAGTATTAGAGCATAAATATTATGGTTTTACGTAAAAAAATGGAAGAGGAGAAGTCTCCCGTAGAAAGATTGCATGATGATATTCGTCGTGCTATTGAGAAAATTGAAGAAGATACAGACGAAATCGTGCGTATACACTGTCACGAGAATGATGATGCAGGCTAAATAATTTACCTGCCTAAAACTTGTGTACAAACTCTCCACTAAATTTTGCTG